GCAGGGGCACCATGCAAGATCAATATCTTCCCAGCGGAACCGGCGATGATTCGCTGGATACCCCTGTCGATTTGAATGCTGCGCAACCCGTGCAGCATTTTGCTTTTGGGGGCATCGCGAATCCCGGCCAACGGCCCATGCTGCGCGGTTCAGATCGCGAGTATCTGGAGGCGCGGCAGAAAGAGTTCGATGCCTTTGAGAAACAGCGCCTGGCTTACAACGATGCGCTGACCAAGTGGCAGACCGAGGTCTACAACCCGTACAAGACGCAGGTGGACGCGTACAACACTGCCGCGCAGAAGTACAACACGGAAGTCTACGATCCGTACAAGACGCAGGTGGATGCGTACAACGCAGCGCTGACCAAGTACAACGAAGAGGTCTACAACCCGTACGCGACGCAATATGCGGCATACGAGAAGGCGGTCAACGATTGGAACGCAGGCAGCCGTGAGAGCGACTACGCGGGCCCTGCAGCACCGACCTTGGCGCGCAACTTCGAGATGACGATGCCGACGCAGCCGCAGGCGTTTGGCATGACCGCGCCCACGGCACCCAAAGACTTCGACATGAAGGCTCCTGTTCTGCCATTCAAGGAAGAGGAGATCATCAAGTACCAGCAGGAAGCAGCGGGCCGTGCTCAGAAAGACGCGGGCCAGCGCGCGTTGGCGCTTGAAGTGGTAAGCAATCCTGATCAGTTCAACTTCGGTTCCATGTCCGTGGCCAACCGATTCATGGCCAAGGGAGGTCCTGTGGAGAAATCAGCTCGTGAGATGTTGGCTGAGGTAGAAGAGCCTCAGGAGAATGCGGCGTTCATGCGTATGCTCTCTGAAGTGGAATCCGGCAGCAAGATGGATCGCGAGGCGATCTTGGCGGCCGTAGAAAAAGTCGCGGCTGCAGGCCGTGGCGGCGACGAGCTCCTGGCCTACCTGTCGCCTGAGTCGATGACTGCGCTCAAGCGCATGGGCGGCGCGGGAACCATCAACCCTGCCACCGGTCTGCCGGAGTTCAAGGGCGGCGTGATCGGTCGTATCACCCGAGGCATTCGCGGCATCTTTGGCCGCAGCTCGCGCCCGCAGGCTGCTGTGCAGCAAGACGGCGGCGCAGCAGCCCCTGTCCAAGCCGCGCCGGCCGCGCCCCAGCAGGTGGAGCAGGCCAAGGCACCGCCCACGGCGGCCGAGCTCTTGAAGTCCGTGGACACGGCAACCGCCACACGTGAGACTGAGGAAGAGCGCTTGGCCCGTGAGCGTGCAGCGTTGGCCGCGCAACAAAGCGCAGTGTCCGCCAACCAGCAGGTAGTGGGGAACACCTCCCGGCCCAACGTGCAACTACCGATGTCGGAAGCGGCCAACCGCACCACCGCCCCTGTGCAGATGGGCGGCCCGGCTCCGGCCAGCAATCTGCCTGCCGGCGTGTACCCTGACAGCTTTGTCGGACCCTTGCCGCCTGGGGCCAAGCGCCAGGGCGAGGTGGCCCGTGATCCGCAGGTCGCGGCCGCGCTCAGTCTGATGTACCGCAGCCACACGGGCGGCGCGCCCACGGCGGAGTTTGACCGCATGGGCGGCTACGACGCCGTCGCTCGCTTGGCGGCGTCTGCTGGCCACAGCGCCACGCCCCAGTGGATCGCGGGCTACGAGCAGTCGATGGGCCTGCCTGAGAGCGAGTACACCAAGCGCAACAAGCAGTTCCTGACCACCGCCGGCGGCATGCTGTCGAGCCTGCCCAAGTCCACGATCAACCTGGGCGGTCCGGCCGCAACAGGTCCGGTGGCACCGGTGTCTTCTACGGGCACCCCGATCAAGACCACGCAGCCCACGGCACCCACACCTGGCGCGGGGATCATTCAGCGTCAGACCTCGGTCGGCTTCAATCCCATCAGCCAGGACTTCCTGCGCAACCTCGGCCGCTACGACCCTGTCACCCAGCGGCAGATGCAGGAGGAAGGGGGCCGCTATGAGGGGCCCATGATCCAAGGCGGCTTTGATCAGTACGGCAACCTGAATGGCACGGATGCCGCGCGGCGCGCGATTGTGCAGCCGCCGGTCACGACCCAGCCTGACTACACCCAGCGCGGCGTGGGCTCAGTCGGATCGGTGGGCAACATCGGCGGCATCACCATCCGTGGCCCGGCGACCCCCGGCGCAATGCCCGACTTCGGCAGCCCACGGACCCCGGGCCAGCAAGCGAGCAGCCCGAGCAACTACTTCGGCCTGAACCAACCCGCTCCTGTCGGCATGAACCCTGGCACGGTGGGCGTGCCGTACAACCCCTTGGCCATGTACCAAGGACCATCGCCCGTGCAGGCCATCGCCAACAACCCCAACCTCTCGCCGCAGATGCTGGGTGGCCAGCAGAACGCCGGGATGATGACTGACCGCTTGGGCAACCGCATCTATGCCCCCGGCACACCGCCCCCTCCGGCCTTCATGTTCGGGCCGCCCGGCTTTGCCAAGGGCGGTGAGGCGGACATCGCCGCCATGCGCGCCTTGGTGGATGCGAGCAACATGGCTGAGTCTGAGGACCAAGAAGAGGTCATCAACACTGATCCCGTGGGCAGTGCCAAGGGCATGCTCAGTGAGCTGATGGCGCAGGAGAAACCCCGCGCCAAGGCCACTGGGAAGGTGGGCCGAATGCCGGCCACTGGTGGCGGCGCGGAGACGCCCAAGGAGATGGCGCTGCAGTACGAGGCGCTGATGTCGCAGAAGGACATCAAGCCCAAGGCAGCCCGCTCTGCGCAGGCCGAGCTGAGGGCTTTGGCCAAGAGCTACCAGCTCAAGAAGGCGGCGGCGGAGAACGCGGCCCGTGGTCTGATGAGCAACACCCTGGGTGCACCCACGTTGGAAAAACCCACCCTTGAGCAGGGCACGTTGACCACGCGCCGGTTTCAAAAAGGCGGTGAAGCAAAAAAAGGTAACGCCGAAGAGGTGAAAGAGCCCAGCCTCTTCGGCGTGAGTGACTATGCAACCCGGGCATCGGCACGGATGTTCCCTGACCAGCTTGGCCAGGATGATCAGCGGGACGCGGCGCGCCACATGTTGGCCGCTGCAACCGTGGCTCGCAAGTACGGTCCGCGAGCAGCGGACATGCTTGGCAAGGCTCACGAGTACACCAGCAACCCTCGCACCTTCTTCTCGCTCTTCGGCTTGGAAAAGCCGCGCGATGACTTTCCGTACGACATGCACAACAACCAGGTGGGCATGGAGCTCGGAGCGCGGGCCACGAGCCAGGCTGACTTGGAGCGCCTGGTGCAGCAGATGGCGCGTCAGGCATCGTTCAAGCAGACGCCTGGCAGACCGTGGATCATGAGCCCTGAGCAGATGGAGGCGCGCAAGCAGGAGTTCCTGCGTCAGCAGCGCGAGATGGAAGCGCAGAATACCGTAGATGGATACAAACACGGCGGCGCTGTGAAGCACGCCGCATAAGGAAAGCACATGCCAATCGACAAAGCCCTCAATCAAGCACCCGTCCTGGACGTGGTCGTCGGCCTACCAGAGCCGGAAATGGACATCGAAGTCATCATTGAAGACGACGGTGGCGCGACGGTGGAGATTGGCGCAGACAAAGCGTCGGAGGTGGACTTCTACGACAACCTCGTGGACGTCATTGACCCCGATGATCTGAGCCGAATCGCGCTGGAAGTCTCTGCTGCGTTCGAGGCGGACAAGGGTTCGCGCTCGGACTGGGAGAACATGTACGCCAAGGGCCTGGAATTGCTGGGCCTGAAGATGGATGAGCGCACCAAGCCCTTCCGTGGAGCCTCTGGTGTGGCCCACCCGATGCTCACCGAGGCCATCGTGCAGTTCCAAGCACAGGCTTTCAAGGAGCTGATGCCCGCTGGTGGCCCTGTGCGCACCCAAATCGTGGGCAAAGAGACGGTAGACAAGTACCAGCAGGCCTCGCGCGTGCAGGATTTCATGAACTACCAGATCACCACGGTGATGGAAGAGTACACACCGGAGTTCGATCAGCTACTTTTCTACAGCGGCTACGGTGGTTCGACCTTCAAGAAGGTCTACTACGACTACCAACTGGGCCGGATGGTGTCAAAACTGTGCCTGGCAGACGACGTCTACATTCCGTACAACGGTTCGAGCGTCATGAGCCAGTGCGCGCGGATCACGCACCGCATCGCGATGGACTCCAACGACTTCCGCAAGCGCGTTGTGGCCGGCGAGTACCGCGATATTCCGATCCAAACGAGCGCAGCGCCCGCTGATCCAAGCCCAATTCAGGCCGCAACCGACAAAGTGGTCGGTGTGCAGCCCACGGATGACATCGGCGAGGTGTTTTTGCTCGAAATGATGGTCAATCTGGACATCCCAGGCTTCGAGGACAAGGATTCCAAGGGCGAGCCGACCGGAATCAAGCTGCCGTACGTCGTCACACTGGCTGAAGACACGCTCCAAGTTGTCGGAATTCGTCGGAATTGGCGCGAAAACGACGCGCTCAAGCAGCGCCGCAACTATTTTGTGCACTACGTGCTCGTGGAAGGCCCTGGAGCCTACGGTTTGGGTTTTGTGCACCTCATCGGAGGCCTGTCCAAGGGCGCGACCAGCGCTTTGCGCCAGCTCATCGACGCTGGCACGCTGGCAAACCTGCCTGCAGGCTTCAAATCCAAGGGCGCGCGCATCGCGGACGACTCCGATCCGATCCAACCGGGCGAATGGCGCGACATTGACGTCGGCGGAGCCGAGATTTCGGCCTCGCTGCTGCCTTTGCCGTACAAAGAGCCGAGCCAGGTGCTGTTTGGCCTGCTCGGATTCCTTGTGGACGCCGGAAAACGCCTGTCCAGCACCGCCGACATGCAAGTTGGCGACGGCAACCAGTACGCACAGGTCGGAACGACGCTGGCGCTGCTGGAGCGTG